GGAAGCTCCTGGCCGAGAAGGCCGAGCGGGGGACGGTCATCATCTGCGCCCGATGCAAGACCCGGAACGAGGCGTGATGTTAAAAGACAAGTGGTTCCATACGCGAGACCCGGAGACCAGGCAGATCGCCTATCAAGGTCGCGTCCTGGATTATCTGCCGCCTCGGCTCGTTCTCGTTCAGTTGTTTTCATGGATCGACGGACGGGCAACATCGCAGAAGTTACTGGAAGTGACCGACGATTGGGACTTCTATGAGACCAGCGAAGTGATGAATGGAGCTTATGAAGCGGAGACGGGGAGGGTTGACCTGTCACGAGTGGCGGTCATCCACATGGATGAAGCATGAGACCGTGGACCGTCAAGACCAAGGACTGGAAAGCTGGCCGGAGGTGGGCCAGACGCAATGCTCTCGCGAGTCCCGGCGTGACCTACACCATCGTCCGGGATCGGCGGCGAATAAGCTACCGATACGAGGACGGCCTGATGTACTGCACCGGGACAGGGAATGACCGCTCCGATCCTGTCCTTGTCATCAAAACGAGTTTTTCCAATTTGGCAATATTGGTTCCTAAAACACTGGACATTCATGGCGGTGTCCGCTATAATATAGATAGTAAGTAAAGAGGAAGAGGGACCGAGATGACTACAGAAGAAAGGAATCAAAGACACGAGGACTGCAAGAATGGACATCGTGGCGATGAGGATGGTCATTTTCAAAGGCAATCCATTCGCTCGACCTCATTCTTCTGTAGACACTGTGGAGAGAAATGCACGAGTCGGGAAGCTAATCGCCGATGGTTCGGAGGCTGTGGAGATTCCACTCATGGGACTGGAACCACTTGCTTCAGAGCCAATCGCTAAGGGTCGGGGCCACTAAGCCCACCGGCCACCTCCCACCTAGCCCCGGTCAATCGCCGGGGCTTTTCTTTTGCTCCCTGATATGCTAGATTGACAACCAGTGGCCTTATCCGGCAAGTGTCCGAGGCGAAAGCCCGAAGCCGGTGGAGGTCATTTTGCCGTTCTGGGACTTCCTCCGAAAGCAAGAACCGGGTGATGTAGCGGTATCGATCCCGCTGAATTATGACGTAGGGCAAGCCACCTATCCCGACGCATCATTTGAGTCCTTCGCTACCGAGGGATACGGCAAGAGCGAGATCGTCCACGCCTGCATCCGCGAACTGGCCATATCTTCAGCCTCTCCTCGGTATTATGTCCAGGCTCCAGCCACCGGCGGCGGTGCCGTTGAGATCAACTCCGGCCTCCTCTACGATCTAACCTCCAAGCCCAACTCGACCTCCGACTGGTACTCCTTCATTGAGAACCTGGTGACCTATCTGATGGTCGCCGGGAATAGCTACGTCCTCAAAGAGCGCAACCGATCCGGCAAGGTGGCCGCGCTCTACCACCTCCGGCCCGACCGGGTCCGGATCATTGGAGGAGACCACGGTGCCGAGGGCTATATTTACACGGTATCTGGCATGGACTATACGATCCCACGGGAGGACATCTGCCACCTGGCCCTGCCGAATCCCGGTGGTGACCTGTACGGCCTGAGTCCTCTTCAAGTCCTGGCCCGGACAGTCAACCTCGATCTGAACATGACTGACTTCGCCAAGGTGTATTTCCAGAATGCAGGCGTCCCATCTGGGCTTCTCAAGCTCAAGCGGCGCCTCCAGACTCAAGAAGAAGCTTCGGTCATCCGCGCCCGGTGGCGGTCGCAGTTTGGTGGGCGGAATAATTTCCACCGGGTGGCTATCCTAGACGAGGACGCGGACTACCAGCCGATGGCTAACTCGCCGAAGGATATGGCCCTTCCGGAACTCCACGACTTGACCGAGTCCCGGATCTGTGCGGTCTTCGGAGTGCCGGCCATCCTGGTCGGTGCCAACGTGGGGCTTCAACGCTCGACCTATTCCAACTACCGCGAGGCTCGGCTGGCCTTCCACTCCGAGACTTTGGAGCCGATGGTATCCCGAATCCTCCGGCATTTGAATCGAAATCTCTTCGACGAATATCCCGGCAATGAGACCTTGACAGTGGATTGGGCTGAGATGAGGTCCGGACTTGATGACCGCGAGGCGATGACCTCCAGGGTGAACGGTTGAACGAGGCCAGGGAACAACTCGGCCTTGAGGCCGTCAGCGATGGCGCGATCCGGCGCATCCCAGCGGCCATCTTTGAAGTGGCCGAGGGTACACCGGCTCCGGTGGCGGTCGGGGCCGCTCCGGTGGAGGAGTATTTGCCGGTCGAGATGTTCAAGGAAGGAATCCCAGCTTTGAAAGCACCACGGGTGGCTAGGCGGGCCGGACTGTTACGTCGTCAGCTTCTGGAGGAACGAGAGGAGGAGACCGACCGGATGGCGAAGCAAGTCCAGCGTCACTTCCGGGGACTCCGTAACCGGGTGGACGGCATCCTGGGACGGTGGATGGAACGTAGCGGCGCAGAGTCCAAAGACTTCCCATTCGATGCCGCCGAACTGATGCCACCAGGAGAAATCCCCAACCTACGAGCAATCATCGAGCAATCCATGCTCCGGATGAGCAAGAAGACGGTGGCAGCCATAAACATCAACGGGCTGGCGGGGACGCTGGACTGGTCTGAGAAGTTGCCACTGGTGCAATCCGTCCTTGTCCAGGCGCCGGCCAGGGCGACGATGATCCACCGAACGACTAATGAGGCCATCCGCCGGGGAGTGACGACGGCCCTTGAGCGTGGTTATTCCATCGCCCAGTTGGCGAGGGGAGTCCCGGACGACAAGTTCCCAGCGCTCCCGGCTGATCGCTCGGACCGAGGTGATGCGGACCCAGAACCAGACCTCGGTTGGTTTCTATAAAGAGCAAGGTTTCGCCTTTGTCCGCGCCGACGATGTGGACGGTGATGCCGACGATACCTACGTTGACCCTGGTGACCCATACGGTCGGACGTGCGCCCAGCGGCATAACCAGATTTACAGGGTCGAGGACGCCCGCAATATAGACGACCACCCGAATGGAACGTTGAATTGGCAGCCAATGCCCAGGGATTACAAGCCGGAGGAGACCGTATGATTAATAAATTTTACATCTCAGACGCTAAAGCCTTGGACGATAAGGCCGGCATTGTCGAGGCATATGTCAACACGATGGGCATCAGGGACGCGGACGGGGACATCATAGACCCGAAAGCCTTCGATGCCAGCATCAAGTCCAACCTCCCCATTCCGGTCTTGGCAGGTCACGATCAGTCAAAGCTGGTCGGCAAGGTGGTCTTCGCTCAATCTGAGAAGGCAACTGGAGAGGGGGAGGCGCACCGCCTCTATACCCGGATGCAGATGAACATGGATACCCAGGCCGGGCAAGAGACCTATAGCAACATTGCTGGCGAGTATATCCGGGAGTGGAGCGTGGGCTTTAATCTCCCCGCCGGTGACGCGGTCGTGTATGACCGGGTAGGGAAAGAGACAACCCGGCGTATCTTGGACTTGGACTGGGTGGAGGTCTCGGCGGTCATTCGCGGGGCTTCTCCCGCGACTGCAACGATAGCAGCCAAGACCTTGAAACAGCCGAACACTTACTCCACCAGGGAGGAAGCCGAGTCAAGGGCCGATGAACTGGGATGCTCCGGCGCCCACCAGATGGAGGTTGACGGGGAGTCTGTCTGGATGCCCTGCCAGTCCCATTCGGCATATGAGACCACTACGGAAGGGAGCCGATACGCGGCCCCGGCCCCGGAGGTCAAGCCATATCCAAACTTCCACGCTTGCCGCATCTTAGACCCGGACGCCTTCGACCAGTTCCGGACCTCCTCGGAGACCATCGAGGACGGGGACTTTGATGGCAAGCCCCTTGAAGTACTTTTCGGACGCCACGCGGAGTCTGGGGAGTGGTCACTTACGTCTTACCGGATGCCAGTTGAGGAGTGGACAGAGGCCGAAGCAAAAGCATTCTGCCGCGCCCACGACGGCATCCTGTTTGAACCAGCCACCGGCGAGTCTATGTCGGACGATCCAGTTGGCGCCGCCTCTGACACGGTCCCTATGACCGCCTCGGACACGGCCAGCCAACGGTTGCGCCTCGCCAGGATGCGCCTAGCATTGAAAAAATAATCTATAAGGAGACATAAATTGGAGACCAAAGAACTGAGGAACCAGGCCAGTGCGTTGCTTGACCAGGCCCAGAAGGCCATCGAGCAAGGCGAAATGGAGACCTTCCAGCGGTTAGCTGACGAGGCTCAAGCCACGATGGAGAAGGCCGACCAGCTCGACTCCGCCGCCTCCCAGGTACGGAAGCTCCGCGGGGAGTTCAACCAACCCTTGAACGCCATCCCGGTCACGTCCAACGATGTCGCTGCTTATAACGCGATGGACAACACCGCCAGGATCAAGGGCGATTACAAACCGGCATCATATATCAAGGGACTACCGGCGATGGCCCAGCCATTGTGGGTGCAGGAGCAGATGGGCGACAACATCAAGGACGAAGCCCGGTTCATGTCGGACACCTTCGTCAAGTGGCTCCGGTCCCCATCCGATGATATGTTCTGGAAGACGGCCAGCCCGGACGAGGTGAAGGCCATGCAAGAAGATACGGATAAGTTGTTGTGTCCCGTTAGCTAGTGATAGTTAAATGAAAATCGGGTGAATTGCGGGAACGCTAAACCGGAAGGCAAGCCGATCCGCAGCCAAGCCGACCGAACGGGTAAGGGTAG